GCGTCTTTTGAGGAAATCGGCCTCGTTCTCACGAAGAAAAGGTCTATCATCAGTTGACTTGTCCGGTAAGGTGATCTTCACATCATATTGGGCCAAATACGCTTTCTGTGTTGAGAAATTGTACCCGTCGTTCTTAGGATTGACGGATCCAATATTATCATCACCATATTTGATACTTTTGACACAATCTCTGAAATTTGACTCACAAGGATATGTATCGAAGAAACCCAGCCTGTCGTATAAAGCACCAGCAGCATTGTTCACGTGGACAGTCAAAGTTCCACCGGACACATTCATATTATGTGCCATGAACATACTACCATTCGCATCAACAACTGGTTGAATACTATCTTGTACGAGTGCTGTCATGATTGAAATATCTTCCTCTGAATAGTTGCATGCTCGTGCAATATCAATGAAACCGTGATAAACTGCTGTGGTGATCTGAGAAGACATACGCATATCGAATTTGGAATAATCCCATCCGAAAACGTAACATTTGTCTTTCCACGTTCCATCATCATTTTTAGCTGCATGTGTAAATGCAAAATGCATCAATTCCTGCCATTCTGTACTAATAGGATTGACACCTACAGCAGACTCAGAAATAAGAGGATTTGTGCACATAAAACGAATGATTGGTAGAAAATAACGTCTCATAATAACACCATAAGCAAATGGGCCAGCGGTGAAAACTCTCACTTTATCACTGCCCAGTGCAACTGCTTCGTCCTTCAAACATCCCCCAAAGATAGGGTAACCTCGTTGGTTGTTTGCATAACAAGTCATTAAACGATCATATTCATGTTGTAACTCGGGCATCATTGTGATAGAAACAATTTCATTTTGAATACCTCTTACGATATCCAAATGTGGCTCCTTGGGTCCAGACAGAGGCTTACCAATACCAGTCTTGATGTTGACACCATCCATAAAACGTTCATCAGGGTAGCCTTTGAGGGCATCCTCAAGCGTCATTGGGACAATCGGTTCAGGTGTCTGCTTAACCAAAGCAATCAGAGGATCAAAGTAGTCTGCTGCAGCCCGTTCCAATGATGAAACGGGGAATTCTTTAACAGGTGACCCAATCAACTCGAAAGCTTTATTGTATTGTTTCCATGGCGGCTTCATGTTTGGCGGTTGCCAAATATTAGGCATTGAACATATGTCAGACACAGCATCAGACAGGATCGACTTTCCCACTCTAGTGGTCTCGGATGGACGCAAACGTGTACTCCCTAGAAACGTTATCTCCTCAGTATCTTTCATCTTCGCAAAATAAGATTCTGGGTGTGCTTCAGTCTTGTTGATCAATTCAACACCATACTGTGTCTTCGGTAAACCGTTAGACGTAGCGGGTGTTAGCATCAATCGACTCGGAGGGAATATCACATCTTGCAATTCCTTGGACGTCAACATGTAGGCTCCAGTGCCAGTGTCAGGGGCATAGTCTGGATAGCTTCCAATGTGTAGTCCCACAATACAAAACGGATGTGATGTTGTCACATAAACCGATGTGCAATGACCGGGTTCACTCGTATGCTTGGGGCATGTCAAACCAATGAATTCTGGTGCTCCCGCAACACAAAAAGGTCCGATGATAGCATTGGCATCTCGTGCGT